TCTCGGCAGTCTTATTTAATACGTACGGAGTAAATAACTCAGGTACGATTACATCAGCAATTTTTGTCTCAGCCATTAGGCTTTACTCCTTAAAGTTTAATACCGTGTTTTGCCGCTAGCTCTTTAGCTAGTTGCGGATTTTCATTTCGTAATTGCGCTAATTTGGTCATATTTACCGAGCCATCGGCTTTGAGAATGTCTGGCTGACCTTTTGAATTGTTGCTACCAGGTGCGCCCATGCCATTAGGTTTAGGCCAGTAATACGGTTTTTGCTCGCGTAGAGATTCAACCCATTCTTTTGGAGTCATCGGTGTCTGACCGTCTTTACCAATGACCACATCCCCGTTTTCATCAACTGCCACAGCTTTGCCGTTTTCATCTAATGCAAACTTTGTCTGAGCTAAAAAGGCGATATCAGGGGTCGCTTCTGGCAGTGCTTCAAGTTCAATTGCAGCTTGAACAATTTGGCTTTGAATCACTGATTGCTTAAACTTTTGAGCATAAGCTTCGGCTTTATCAGCACGTTCTTTTTCGGCTTTCAGTAATTTTTCATGTTCTTCGCGCATCTTCTCGGTACGCTTCTGAATCACTTCATTAACTTTGCCGTCTGCGATTAATTTAGCCTCTTCATCTTGGTCAAGTTGAGCAAAGACTTTCTTAACAATTTCAGGATCAATACCCTCAAATTGTTTTTGAAGTTCCTGAAGTTGTCGATTTGCAGTTCTTGCAGCCTCACGCTCGCTTTGAAGTGCAGATTTCAAACCTTTTGGATCTTCATAACCTTCCAAGTCAAGGCGAAACTTCCCGTTTTCCTCGACATATAGAGCGCGGTGCTCTTCTTTAATTGCATCAAGTGAATCAACAATAAATGGCAATGACATGTTCAAACCTCTCGTTTGATTGGGGTAAAGCCTTATCTCAAGGCATTAAAAAAGCGCCCCTTAGGACGCTGTATTTCAATTAAAAACTTAGAATTTTTTTGCAAATAAACGGTAGCCTTCTAGCTCCCAAAGTTTATTTTCTGCGAGCTTTTCTGCGTTACCACGCGCCATACGCTCACCAATTTCAGCATCAAAGTTTTCAGCATTTACACATGCGCTTAATCCAGTTGCTAGAAAAAACTTGCCATCTAAAAATGCATGCACAAAGGTAGAAGTCGTGCCTCCGGGGCGTTGTTCAACCGTATATGTCACTCGCCCCATTAATGCATCAATTTGCGCTTTGGTTACTCGAGGTGCCAGGGACTTTTCAGCTAGCTCTTGCTCTGTTACTTCTTTGGTCATTTTCATACTCACAAAAAAAAGCACCCGAAGGTGCTAAGGTTTTCAATTAGGTTTTAAAGCTGAATATATGCTTTTGGCTGTTTAAAGTTATAGCCAAAAATCGCCATGTATCTTGGAATCATCTTTCGAACAAATGGTAATAGAATAAGATTTGTGCTAAGGATGTACTGCGCTTGAGTCATAGTTACTTGTTTCACAATCCCAACTCCTTAAATGTTTGCTCATCCAACTTTCGAAGTTGGTCCAGTGTGTAAAGCTGCCCTTCTGGGTCAAAGAACTTTTCAAATTCAAATTTACCTTCCTTGAATAGCTTGTAACGCTTAGGTCCTAGCCATTCTTTTTGAAAGAAATCATCTGTTTTCTTAAAAAACTCTTTAAATGTAGTGTTGGCGTCAATCTGTCCAATCAGTTGGTCACGCTCATCCTTAGGAATATCCTTAACTCTTCGTTCATCCATAACAAATGGTCGTTCACCAACTAATTTCCCGTCTTTCTCTACGGGCACCAGAATACTGCGGCAATTGGGATGCAACGGCGGTACACGCTTTGCCGGATCATTAATCTCCCATACGGAACCATCAAGAGTTGCACAAAGTTTTGAAGTTCTTCCATCTAAAGTTGCTACCAGTCTTACGTATTCAAAGCCAATCTGGTTAAAGCTATTAAGATATGCTTGATTCGCTACATGGCTGTGAACTGTTCTCACCGTACGGTCGATATCAGTCTTGGTACCGTTTAAAATTCCGTCTTCATAGTTGAGACGCTTGGTACCGCGAATACGCTGAATAATTTCCTGATTAGTTTTACCTGAGTTAATGCCATCCCGAATTGCATATTCAACTTTTTGGCGTGCAGTCTCAGCAATCTTGGAAAGAAGATCATCAACTAATGCTCCACCTACTAAGGGTACTTTTTTAGCTGATGTATATAGCTTTTCACCATTTGGCTTTTTGATCTTGCCGCCATATAGCTTCGCCGTATAATTGGCTTCATATACTGCCAAGGCAGTAGCAGAAACTGCGAAAGCTTCAGGTAATGCAGTATTTAGTCCTATAAACCACTGAGCAATCAGATCACGAATTTCTTTAAGATTAGTTGTAGTGTACAGCCCACTTGCTAGAGCTCCCTTTTCAGAATTATTTAACTCGTCAAGCAAATCCCGCAGCTTTGCCAACATTAATGCTGACTCATCATTAAAGATTTTTAGTAGCTCATTAACAGATTGAGAAGACACCCGATATAAATACGCCTGATGTTGGGTAAGTATTTCAATCAGCGATTTATCTTCTTTTGAAGCCATACGTCACCTCTACAACGGCATACTGTCCCGTTCACCTTCAACCCGCTTCACCTCTTCCTGATAATCATGAGCAGGCAATTTACCGGTCGCAATATACTCCCAATATGTTTGGAAAGAGTTCTTTCCGGCAATAGCACCTTCATAAAGTTGTTTGGCCAGATTGATATCGTATTGCTGAACAATAAATTCAGGATCAACCGTAAAAGAGTATTTAGATGGGTCTAGCTTTAACCATTGGGCAGCATATTTGATAGCCTGCTCAATAGCCGCAGCAGCACAAGTGACAATGCTATGTAGGCTTGCTTGTTGGTCATCCTGACGCGCACGTCGTGCTTCACCTGACTCTTGTGAATTGGTATCAATCACCTTAGCTCCAGCTTCAAGAGCTGCGTTTTTTTGTGCATCCATTTCATGCTTTGTGAGTTCAATACCATTACCTGAAATTTCTAAATAACCACATTGCGAATCTTTGGGCAGGCTCCAGACAGCCATTACACCTGTAACGCTAAGATCGGGATCTTCATCATCAATACCGTTAATCCATGGTTGCGGGTGCGCTGTATGGTGAAGTGACTGAAAATAGTCCGCACTAAGCTGGTAATACTTCAAAGCTGCTTTAGCCATTGTCAAAAGCGGGACCGTTCCAACATCTGGCGAATTGTCAGTGGTACCGCAAAAAACGAATGGCGTAAAAGAAAGCAGATTACCGCCTAGATCAGGTGTTTTATCTTCTTCAGTAGAACCATCAAATAATCGAACTGATAAAGCGCCGTCTGTCATAGATAAAACACGATGAACTGTCTTTGTGTTATGGCCAAATTCATCTTCACTATTATCAAATTGCTCCTCAAGCACTAATAGTTTTAGATCTTTGCGGCCACCTATACTGTTTTCTTTCCAGTTAATAATGGATAAAGCATCGTAAAGCGCGAAGTAAGGCACGCCTTTAGCATCGACATCAACCAGCAAGCCACAGCGACCATATTCCAATAACTCTAAGCAAATTCGGATAAAGAGCTGTTTAAGACCAAATCCGTCATTGGTTGCATTCGTGATAAGCCCTTGCAGCAAAGTGCTTTCAATCACAATATTTGGATCTAACTTTGAAACCAAACCAATCATCGTGCGAAGAGAATCTTGAACCCATAACGGATACTGAGCACGGCTTAAATAAGCTTTGTAAATCTCTCCAGCCGTATCTCCCTGCTTTTCAGCTTCAATCATGCCAGCCGATTTAGCCAAGTACTTTGTTTGTGCCTGTTTGATCTGCTCTTCACCGGCAACGGCGTCACGCATAATCAACCAGCTTTTTTGTGCAGCAATATACTGCGGATGTTTATCAGTAACTGCCATAAAAACACCAATAAAAAAGCACCTAAAAAGGTGCGTTGTTTAAGACATTCCGCGAATCCTTCGAACTCCAACAGATTTCTTGTCGATCGGGAATAAATAAGCGATTGGATATGTACCTGCATCATTCATATGGTCAAAACCGGCACTCTTATCCGGCTGTCCATAATCATCATAGATTTGTCGCTCTAGGCATTTAGCAAAGTGAGGACATTTATCTACATTTACGAATAATCTACGCTCAGACAAAGTATTGCAGAGCATACCGTTCATTGAGTTAATACGATCTTTAACTGCTGGGTTTCTACTGTTCACATGGACTTTAAAACCAGCCTTTCTTAGTAAAGCCAGATCCGTTTCACTAGCATTGCTCGACTTCCGGTTCTCACCTGAAGCATCGGGATAAATCGCAACCTCATGATCTGGATAACGCTCTTGGATAGCCTCGATCATTGCTGGAGTATCGAATAGATTTACGAACTCATAGACCGCATGCATATGCTCACCACGTCGAACATACACCACAGCAGCCATCTTGGTTACGTTAAAGTCCATCCCAATATGAAGTACATCATTTACCTTAACTGTTTCAGTTGATGCATTTAGCAATCGATTAAAACAATAGTAGATAACACCCTGATAGCTCTCAAAGCTTGCTTCATATTCCTGACTAAAGGTCTTAGGGTCCATTTTGCGCTTTGCAACAATGATTTCAGACTCAGGAATATTTCCCCCCTGAAGGGATGTATAAGAAAAGCTTTTACAATCTGGTTCATGACCGGGCTGACCATCCATGAATGTGTCATAACAATGATTAAAGCCTTTAGGCGTACCAATACGTAAAACATGACCCCCTACTCGCTGCTCTCCATTCACCACATATTTACAAGTAGAAAGCATCGGGCGAAGTACTTCTTCCCATGCAGCCCATTTACAATCTGCCCATTCATCAATAATTAAGAAAAATAAACCAGATCCACGAAGGTCATCATAGTTAT